GGTTTGCAGAGATATCCTCTATTCCGCTTCCTGTATCCTGCTGTGGATTTTGCAGTGCCTGTTCGGCAGCAATCTCGGCATCTGCCTCTATCTCTTCGGCCATCTCCTCGATGTCATCGTCAGTCATCTTCAGAACGTGGCGTTTCACCCAGTTCTGAGAGAAGTATGTCCCAATAAACGGCGTGATGGCGTTGAGCTGCTCGATTCTTCCCGACAGGATCTCGGCATCCTTCATTTCACTGAAGAAATTATCCTTGCGGAAGTCAAACCGGATGCTTTCCTTCAGCTCTGCCCAATCCTCTTCAGTGATGACGCCCTTCAGAATCAGCTGGACTCTCAGCAGCTCAAAGAAGAGAGCCGAGAACTTCTTACGAAGCTTGTTGACGAACTTCTGGAACTTGACCTCGTCGCGAGTAATCTCCGAGGACTTGCCAAGGTTGAATCCAGTATCAGGTTCCAGACGAGAGATCGGAACATTGAGGGAGCGGTACAACTTCTTCTGGAAGAAGACGATGTCATCGATCTGAGAAAGATTCTCGCCGCCAGGCAGTGTGCTGATCTCAGTTCCACGGCCTCCCTCACGGCGCGGCAGCCAGAAGTCTTCCAGCATGGACATATGCTTGCGGTCATCACGAATCTCACCGGTGACAGCATCATAGACCAGCTTGTTACGATACTGGTTCATGATATGGCGCATGTACTCTTCAGCCTTGCCCTTTGGAAGATTGCCAACGTCGATATAGAAAATACGACGCTCAGGAGCACGGGAGAGACGGTAGATGACCAGCGCATCTTCCATCATGCGCAACTGATTGACCGGCTTCAGAGCCTTGTGCAGAGGTGACAGGACGCGCTTGCGAGAAGCATCTAAGATTCCTGATGGAACATAGCAGATCGCATCCTTGTTGATCTTCAGACCAACATCCGATTTCTGCAAACCGCCATCTTGGTACAGGTAATACTCGTCCAATGTCTTGATGATCTTGGCACCAGTGGTGGAGTCGGTCTCTTCCTTGATCTCACGGACCTTGCGAATGCGAAGGGCATCGACAGCACGTAGCTCCAGGATTCCTTCGTCTCGATTCTCTTCGTTGACGATGATATGAAAATAGAGACGTCCGTCAACATACCAGCGACGGAAGATATCCTGTCCATTCAGGTTGAAATTGAGAAGCTGGCAAATACGATCAAACTCCGCCTTGATCTCTTTCTTGATTGAGTTAGGCTGTTCTAGATCGTCTAGATTGATGTCCACTGGAGCCTCGTGCTCCTCATGGACGATAGATTCGTTGACGATGTCCTCGATCGCCATGTCGCACTCTGGCTGTTCTGCAGAGATGCGGTACTTGCGAATCAGGTCTACATCTGTCTTTGCTGCATCGCCCTCGAGGTCCAGATACTGACCATAGTATCCACCTGCTGCGATTGCCGTCGAACCATCGTCCGACGTCGGCGGAACGAATGACGCCGGTTGCTCCTCCTGATTCTTCTGACGAAGCAGGTCTCTATCCTGACCAGGTTTAACTCTGTCTAACGTGAATCCGAAGAATTGGAGAGGCATATGATATAACAGTTCAGTCTAAGAGAAAGGCGTGGGAGGAATCCGAAGACTCGCTCCCACGCCATATTTATTAGAGAAAAACGAACCTTAGTTCGTGGTATTTGATTCCCAGTAGGTGACCTGGAATTCGACGCCGAATTCTTCGATCGTGTTCTCTGAGTCGTAGCTCACATCGATCGCTGAGACCGATGAAGGCCAGCAGCCACGGAAATCGTAGCGCTTGAGAACTCCGCCCTGACGGTCGAGTTGTTCGACCGCGAGATCTGCCATATACTGAGTTGCATTTGTCTGACCGGTATTTGCAGCATGTGCATTGATGCCGTTCATCCAACGCTCGAAAGCATTACGGAGCTGGAAGTCAGTGTCATTGATGATCGTCACACCCCATGGTTCGAAGGCGCGATCTCCAGCGAGCTGGAGTTGACGACCACGGAATGGAACTGTGATTGGAGCGATGTTTGAAGCAGGAAGCTGAGCAGCCTTGATCAAGAACGAGGCCAGCTCAACATTTCCGGCTGCGTAGCCAGGAAAGTTTGCTGTGACCTTGAACAGGTTGTTGCGTGCTCCGCCACCAGTCAGCTTTGACTTGAAGTCATTGATACCTAGGTTAGCCATGATAGGGT